GCATTGTTAGCAATAATGTTTTCAAACAACAATAGTCCTTGTGATTGAAGGTCTATCATTGGAGATGAATGTCTTGAATCTGATGATAATAAATGTCTTACCTTAAGTGATTTGTTACCTGAGTTATTAATAATTTCATTACTCTTACTCATAAGTTTCATATCAACTGGTGGATAGTTTCTATCATTAGACTTAATTCTAACTAGTGATGTGTTACCTGCAGAATTGACAGCCTTACCTTGTATCTGAGTTGATATAGTTGTACCGTCTGGTACTGAGTTATAGAACCTTGGTTCATGGTAACTAATATTTGTATCTTCTACAGATGATATTGTACATGTTGCTCCACTTGTTGATCCTATAATAGTATTTGATTGTGAGAAAACAAATCCAGCTGCATTAGCTGTACTATCATTCAATAACAATGTTCTTGTTACTGGATCTATTTGTTCAAATATAGCTGTTGGTGTGTGTAATACTTTACCACCAGATCCTGATTCAGTTATGTCTGGTGCACCTCTAAGTGTAATAGATGTATCACTAGCTACAGTAGATACTTCAACTACATCGAAATCTGAGTTTGCATTTTTCAGAGCTATCTTAGAACCTGTACCTAAACCTGATTCAGAAGTAAATGATGTTCCTGTTCCTGTTATAGTATTGCTTCCTGCAGCAAATGTAACAGTACCAGTTAATGTTCCATCTGAGTTCATTATAATTTCTTCACCAGGAGTAAATGTACCATTGATATCATCTACTGTTTCTATAAATTCTATATCTTCATTTACTAAATCTACTGAAGATTTTGTTCCATCAAAGTATGCTGCTCTTACTACAAACTTAGCATCTTCGTCTACATATTCTGTCCATGTTCTGTTATTTGTTGATAAGAACATTGTACCTGAACCCCAGTCTTGGTTTACTGGAATCTGATTTGATATATCTTTCTGACCAGCTTTTGCTGTCCAAACTTTATAGTCTGGTGAATTACCTTCAGGCAGAATAACAAAACAATATTCTTTACTTGTATCTACTGGTACTGGTGCTTTAAAATTAATTGTTGTTGCTGTTGCAGCAGTGTTTGAAACATTAACCTGTGATGACTTTAATCTTACTCTACTAAATGGTAATACTTTAGGTCCTGGTGCACCATTGATTGTTTCTCTAATTTCTACTACTGTTCCTAATCTTGGATCCTTTGCACTAAAGAATAAATCCATACTTGTTAAATATCCAATCTTACTACCTCTAAACATATTAGGTTGTAATAAGAATGTATGTGCTAATGGATCTCCACTTCTTCCACATAGACCACCATTGATCTCATTTCTTTCTAATGATAAATTCATACCACCGCCTCTACGCCATGGTCTTGCATCCCAAGTATCGACACATGGGAAATCATTTATTGGTCTTGGTGGAGTTACCGGATCTGTGTCTGCTGGTGGTACAGCAATTGTAATTGGCTCTTCACCTACTCTTACATCATCATCGACAGTAATTACTTCTGTTTCTGTATTAGCATCAGGACCAACAACTTCTCCAACTGCTACGTTTGTCGTAACTTCTGTATTGCTTACTGATACTGTGTTAAATATTCTTGATGATTGTGCTGAACTTATTAATGGTGCTCTTGTACTTGTTGTAACATCTGCTTTTTCTATTGAGAAGTTATAAGCATTAAATCTAGCTGATGCAGATGATACTGTATCTTTTACTTGACTTAAATTTGCAATATCAGTAATTACAAATTTTCTTTCACCAACAAAGAACTTATTAGCTGGTATTCTAAAGATACCTGCTATACCGCCAGTTGAGTTAGCTGTTAGAGTAGAGTTAAATGCTCCACTTCTTCTCACCATTGCTTTAGCTCTAGTTGATACTAACTTCTCTAATTCGTCAGTGCTATCAAAAACATTTGTAATTGTTGCTGGTGCAACCTGAGCATTCATTTTTACTTCATCAAAGAATATGTTATGATCTAGTCCTGGTCTTAATCCAAGAGCAACGAATCTAATATCCATACCTGGTATATAAGGTTGGAAAGATAAGTCAGTTACAAACTCACCTACTTTCTTAGTAATAGTTCTTGCTGATCCAGTTAGTTGAGTTGTTGTTCTTCTAACTTGTTGTTGTGTTACAGTTTCAAATGTATCTGTTCTTGTACCATCTGATGTGTCTGAATCTACTAATCTTGTTTCTGTGGATTCTGAAACAACTTCATCACTTGGTTGTTGTGAAGGTAATATTTTGTTAAGTTCTTCTATAAGAGCTAATGTACCACTTGCTACATCAATATCAATTTGCATAGCATTCTCTGGTGCTTTCTTAACATCAGTTCCAGAGAAGTAATCTGGGAATAATTGTACTGTACCATTATATTGCCAGAATGCAGAAGTACATCTTCTGTCTTGTGTAGCCTTAGGTTGGCTAATTACATTTCTATCTTTCATTGAAGTGTATACAGCATCACCTACTCGTGATATGTTTGTACCAGTTTCAAATTTAAGACCTATATTGTATTGTTCAAATCTTGCTGTTAGCAATTGTCTTGCTTTATCAAATCCTGCTTTAAATTCATCATTAAGTGGATTACCTAATGTTAAAGATGCAAAGTTGTCTACTAAGAATCCATTCTTAAATCTGTTTGTTAATGGATCTGTTCTTCCAGGCAATACACTATCACTTGTTTGCTTTTCTAATAAATTTAGTGATGTGTAATATTCTAAATTCTGTACTCTATTGTCAATACTCTTAATATCTGACATAGTGTATCTTTTTAATTGTGTTGTTCTTATTTTAGCTGCTAAGTCTGGTCTCTTATAATATCTTCCAGATGCTGCATCTAAAGATGGATATACTGGAACGTCTACTGTACCAAGCTGCATTGCATCTGCAGGCTTAGCTGGTAATTGAGGATTCTGAGATGGAATACCTTTTACAATATGTAACTGACCTCCCTCGACTACTATTCTATCTTTTCTTGGAAGATAATGAGTTACGTCTCCTATCCATGATGAATTAACAGTTGTTACTTTACTGTTTTGGTTTATTAATTCAGTACTTGATGGGTCTACTGTATGATTGCCAGATGCAATTGTTACTCCACTATTTGCAGTTGCTTCTACTCTTGGTCTTACATCAATACTATCTCTTAATTTATATTCTCTTCCTGTTGTTGGAGAAACATATACTGGTATTTGTTGTGTAGTTATAGTTGATGTTGAAGGTGTTGTATCATTAATAACAGAGTTGTATGATTGATAAGTGAAGAATCCTTGGTCTGTAGATGTAAAGTTTCTAAATTGTACTACTAAATTTTGTCCTGCAGATAAACTGAATCCACTATTAGGTTTAATTCTTAACTTAGATAATCCATATCGTGCATCATGTTGACCATCTAGTATTTCAAACTTACTTGTAATATCAGTTGCAAAATCACCAGATCCCATTGCATAAGATGTACTGTTTCCACCTGCTGCAGATGAATATACTTTTAATAATTCAAAAGCATCTGGAACACCTAAGTTCCAAGGACCTGTTAATTTACCACCATTGTCTGTAGTATTGATTGCTATTTCTGAAACATCAATAGCTTTATCTACAGATGCTGCTGTCGGATCTTTAATATCATGTATTAAGTTAAATGTAAATGTACTTGGTATTGTTCTGCCAAGTCTAATTGTTATTTTTTGACCACTGGATGTTATTTCTGCATTTGCATTATCATTATCACCTAAAGTAATAATTTTATTTCTTACATAAGCTATACCAACATTTGATGATGAAGATGATCCAGTTACTGCTTTATCAACTGAGAATGCAGTAGAGTTAACTATCTTAGTAACAGTCCTAACAAAAGCTGTTCCATTGTTAATTTTAACTGTATCACCAATATTTAATGTTGCAGTAGCACAAGTTGATATTAAGTTAGATGCTGCTGTAGTAGCTGATGAAGTAATATTAGCAAGATCAACACTTGTTTTAGGAACAATAATTAATCTTCTTTCTTGTGTATCTGATAAGAAACTATCTGCACCAGTTCCAAATCCAAAGTTTAGATCATCACCTAAAGTTATTGATCCAGAACCATTAGCATTCATAGTTGTATCTGCTGAAACTGCTCTATAAACATATGATGCTGTTGAGTCAACCTGTTTTACACCTGTTGCACCAATAGGCCAAATCATTATATTCTTATCTCTTTCTTTTACTTTAGCTTCTATAACATTTGCTAAACCTTGGTAATTACCATTCGTTTCAGCTCCTGCAACACTATAATCAGTAGATTTATAATGAGCTACTGCTGCTACATGCTTGTTAAAAGATTTACCAGGATTCATTTTAATATTAAACAAATATAAATGATATTCTGATTCAGGTAAACTACTTAATGAATCAATTGACTCTAATGATTTTACTCTAGCTCTACCAACAACATTAGATGCAACTGAATTGTGTGTTGCTGTAGTATTATTAATAGACATACCATTAACATCTACTGCTGTGTTAGCAATAGAACCATCTAATAAAACAACCATGTCATTTGTTTCAAAACCAAACTTACCTTGAAGTTCGTTTACTCTTACATAAGCTCCATAGTTTAAAGATACTTCTTGACTTGGAATTACTACTGATGTATTTGCTCTTTGTAGTGGAACCCTTGTTGCACTATTAAGTTCAAATCTTTGTCCTTTAACATAACCAATACCTGCTCCAACTAAAGCTGATAAATGACCAGTATTACCTACTTTGTTTTCTGTTGTGATTGAAAAAGGCTCGACAACATAGTCTCCACTTTCTTCATATGTTCTTTTTGCAAGTTCTTCTCCAAGTGAATTTAAAACTGGACCTGCTTGCATCTGAATAGGATTACCAAACTGGAATTCAACAAACTTTAAGAAGTTGTTTGATGATTCTGCATTAGCTTTAGTGTTTACAACAAGTGTTGGTGTAAGTTTTAATCTATCAGCTCCTGGTGCATTTTCATTAGCAAATCCTGATGCATTATCTAATAATGTTGTATCTATACTATTGTTTACAATAGACTCTACTGTTTGGACTCCGACGACTTTCTCATTAGGTCTATTTGAATATTTCGATACTATAATATCTTGTTCAGCAAATCTTTGGAAGTTTCCTTTTTGAAAGATGACGCCATCTGTAACTTTCATTTGGAAAGATTTACCAATTACATTAAATTCTGTGTTTGTTGAAGCAGCATTGATATTAGCATTAGCAACAGTTACATTACCTGTTGGTTTAAGGTTTACTTTTAAAACAGCAGTTGCACCACTGGCTGCAGCTGTAACAGTCGCTGTTGGTAAGTCATCTATAGAAAAGTTTGCACCATTAGATGTTACATTGATATGGTCAATAGTAGTACCTGATGCAACAGTAATTAAGTCAGCTGTTGCTCCACTACCTTTGTTTAATGAGGTAATAGCAATTGTGTCAGCATTAGTAAATGCTCCACTCTGTGATACTATTTCTATATTAGCTATTTCTGTTGCAGGTGCAAATACTTCAAGTTCATCAACTGCTTGGAATTCTGTTTCTTTTGCTGTTCCTGAATTAATATAGTGAAAGAATAAAGTATTTAAGTCTGGGTTTTGTGTTTCAAGACCAGTAGCAGTGTCTACTAATCTAGCTACGACATTAGATGAGTTTCTTATATAATCTCCTTCAGAGAATAATGCTACATTAACATCTGTACCTGCTGATGTCTTATCTTGAATCTTTGCATATCTGACACTATCATCAAAGTTAAATGAACAACCTTTGATAATTGATCCTTCTTTAAATTGGAATTGTCCAAATCTTTCTATCTGGTTTTGAAGGATTGTTTGTAATTGAGTAATCTCTCTAGCCTGTAAAGGAACAGCAGGCTTGAATAAAACTCTGTGAAAGTTTTTGTTTTCGTCAAAATCGTCGTAATAAGGACTAATGTTAAAATCTGTTTCTAATGCCATTTATTTTCTCTAAAACTTTACTATTACTTTTATTCTTTCTGTCTGAGCATTGTCTCTAGTAATAGGTGTTATATTCTCCGTGTAAATTACTTCTCCACTATTTGGTACTATATCAGGACCAGCTGTATCTGTAAAGTATGCAACTGCTCCGCTATCTTGTCCTCTTACATAATAGAATTTACCACTAGCTGTATCTGAGGCAAGGAAGTTTCCTTTCTTGTTAGTTATAACTAAACTTTCAGCTCCACTAGCTGTATTTATATTATGAATGCGGCCTTCCGCATCAGTTGAGTCCTGAATTATTTTCTCATCTGTTTGAAAAGCAAATGATGATTCATTTGAAAAGCCTGTCAGTCTTACTCTTTGATCAAATAAATCAAAAGTACTACCTGCTTTATCACTTGTTTTTAAACTAGTAATTGCTGCACTTGTGTTTGATGTAGCTCCAAATATTCTATGTGTTGTATTAGATTCTGCCATACCACTAAGGAATTGACCGTATACATTTGATACATTTATTGTACCAGCAAATCTTGCTTTGACAACACCAGTTGCTCCACCAAATGGATGAGCGTCTGTGTTTTGAGTAACTACTTCGTTTGCTGTAAATGATGTACCACTTCCATCTGTAGTGCCACCATCTAGTTTTGTGTTTGCTAAAGTTATTTGTACATTGCTGAATAATGGATCCTTTAATATTGAAATCTGTCTAAAGTCATTTACTGCTGGTGTTTGTCCACTATTATCATCTAAAATATCTACAGACAATCCAACGGAATCTGCAAACAACTCATTTATTACATCTGATCCATGACCGCCTTGAGGTCCTATAATAACATTTACGTTAGCAGTATTGGCAGCAAATTGTAATTCAACATTTCCTTCAGCTGAATTTGCTATACCAGTATTACCTACAATAACTGCATCTGCAAATGTATATCCGCTTCCTCTCTTTGTAACTTCAATTGTATCTACAGCAAATATAGAAGTGTTTACAATAGCTCTTGCTTCTGCTCCTGTACCATCTCCAGTAATAGTTACACTTGGAGATATCTCAAATAACGATGTTGTATCTACACTTGAGAATCCTGTATCGTTAGCAAGTAATACTCTTCTTGCAGATCCTGTTACAATATATTCACTAATAACAGCTGATGCACCTTTACCACCACCAGCTCCAATATAGAAAATAGATCCTTTATAGAAATCTGTATTTGCAGATAATGTAGATGTTGATGAATCTATGTTTGTAATCTTTGCTGTTGCTCCAGATGTTGCACCTTTTATAATTACATTACTTTGTTGACCAAAGAAGTTTCCAGCAATATCTTGTACTCTTAATGTTTTATTTGTTGTATCAACTTCCATGATAACTGCATTAGCAACATTATTAGAAGTGTCTGGATTTGCAGTGCTACCATCTTCATCAAATAGTTGTAATCTCTCTACAGTAAATGTACCTGAATTATTTGCATCTGTTTGATCAAATGTTACATTAGCACTTACTAATGATTCTAATTCAAACATTCTAGTATTACCACCTACTCGTGCTACTTTAACAACACCATTGGCAACAGAATGATATCTGGCACCTCCACTGATAACATTTACAACATCAATAGCTCCTGATACAGCATTACCCGTAACATCAGCGTTCGGATATACTGGGATTTTCTCGCTCGTTGCGAACTTGTTGTAATCGTTCTCCTCTATCTGGTACATTAGTTTCCACTGATATTTGTCTCCTGTGGTTATGTACACGTCGTCGTCTGCGCTGGTCTCTAAGGCGCTTGGTTCGTCTGTTGATGCTGCCCCCTTGTTATTATATAAACATTTAAACACGGAAAAAGTTCCGTTAGCTTCTTTTACATGTGCGTAAAACTTTTTATCTATAAGGCCACCATCAGTATTATCATACTGGGCATACTTTGTGCCAGATGTCCATAGATTATTATTAATCATATGCTTAACATCATTTGGTGTAATATGTTTTCCGTATATCATATCTCTGTATGTTTGATATAATATAGCTTCGTTTGAATTGTTTGAGGTAGGTGGAGACAGATCATTAGAAAACGCTGTATGTTTTCCAACAGTCATATAGTAAATGCTATTAGCAGTTTCACTAATAGACTCAACAAATTGCTTTGCGTTGTGTGTACTAAAGTTTGATGTTACTAATTTGCCCATTACGTTATCGCGTTATTCCCTGCATGTAGTGTTCCTGTTACTACTGCACTGTTTGAAACTGTTACTGCATTGTTCACCAATGCTTCTTTTCTTACTCTACCAAATAGTTTTGTCCCTGCAATGTGAGACGCTTTTAGTAGTATATCCCTATATTTATTTAAAGACAACCCACTTTCAACAACATAACTGTATTCTTGGTAGAAATCGTTATCATGTATGTATTTAGTATTCAAAAATGAGTCCTTAGATGCCCAATATCCAGGTCCTTCACCTGTAAAGTTAACATTCGCTGTTCCTGTTGCAACAAATGGCTGAGCTGTATTAGTTGAAACTAATGTTAAGTTGGCACCATGACGATATCCAAATCCTGAATCTGTAATATCTAAACCAGTAATAATACCATTAGCTGCCTGTGCATCTGCATTGATTTGAGCGTTGTCACCTATAGGTGCAGTGTTACCATCTTCAAATATTTTATCTATAGTACCGCCAGCAGTTGAAGTAGCACCTTGAATAGTTCCTGATTCATTAAACCCTACACTAAATGATAATCTTCTTATACCAACAAGCCCAGTATTATCTTCTTCATTAATTTCAAATTTATATACTTCACCTTTAGCTACTTCTGATTGAGATATTGTTCCTGCATCAGTAATCTCTGCATTGATTGCACTTACTGTTGTATTTGTTTCTGCTAATATTAACTTGTTAGTTCCAGATACATAAAATGGTTCATTACAAGCTGTAGATATAGTGAATAAGTTAGATGATGCATCGTATGTTTTTATTCTAACATCTCTCACTGATACGTGAGATGTATTTTCGTTGTATACTAATCCGTGAGCATTATTTGTTGCATCTATAACTTGAACAACTCCTATACCATCATACATCGCTGTGTTAGCTGTAAAAGAATCTCCATTAGCATGTGTACCACTAAATGAACTTAATGCTAATGCTTGTCCAGCATTGGTGACTTCTTGGTTTATAACTTCACCAATAGTAAATTCTTTTGTACTTCCACCTGATTGTTCCATATTGGTAAGTGTTACTATTATATCTCTTCTATCAAAGTTTGCAATACCTTGTGTTCTTACTAATAAGAATGGATCAAAGTTATAATTATTACCTGGGTTTATTTCTGAGAATGCTGCAATTGTACCAACGTTTCCACTAAATCTTGTAAGTACATTATCTAATATAGTAGTAAAGTCTCCATTATCATCTTTAGGAAAACCATATCCAAAATCAAATCTTGGATCAAGCACTGCACTGGATCCACCTGATCCTTGATAAGTTAAAGGTGAAGTACTAAAGTATCCTGATCCTGCAGTATTAACTATCATACCAGTTATTGTTCCACCTGCACCGATTGAAGATACATTGGCTACTGCTATTGTAGTTGGTGCACCATTACCTGCTCCACCAGCTAATGCTTTAAATTGATCTCCAACAACATATCCAGAACCACCATTATCAACTGCTACGCTATCTAAGAAGCCAATTGAACTGTTACCGCCATCAATAATACAATCAAGATAGGAAATATTGGCTACGTTGTTGCCACCTATAATGTCAGTGTATATTGTAATGGCTTCTTCGTTTTCAAGTGTTCCAATTTTGAATCCTGCTCCAGATCCTGTTCCGACTGTGACAACATTTGCATATGTATTCGAATCTCTTCCAACAATATATGCTGCTGTGTTTTGATAAAAAGTTCCAGTTGCTCCATTTGAAAATTTACTATTCCTAAATCCTATGTTTGTGTTATTCGATCCAATAACTTGTCCTGATACAGATACGTTAGCAAATGTATCTACTACTGCGTTTACTGAAATTTGTCCTTGATAGAAGATATCTGATGCACCTGTATTTTCATTTGTTCCTACAGTCATTATTGCTTTACTTCTACTACCAAGTATTTTTTTGTTGGTGTCAAATACACCTTGTATATTTGCTACATTTATTATCTGATTAGCATATGTTGAGTTAGCTCCTACTGCTGAACTTATTGTTCCATTTGCTCCACTTGCTGTTATGCTTATGTTTGTTACGTTAGCTGAGTTAGTTGATGTTGAATTAGTAATATAATCATCAGTAGTAAATACACCAAACGAACCATTCAATGTAACTGTGTCTGATGTAGATGTTACTACTACACCATTTGCACCAGAACTATTACCTGTTACAACTTGACCTACTCCAAAAGTATTTGCTTGAGATACGCTTAACGTAACTAAATTTTCTTCATTTATATTTTCGCCATCTTGAAATACATGAGTAGTTACTGCTAGAGGACCTTCAATCTTTTTCTGTGTTCCAAAAGTTCCTGAATGTGGTGCTATATGATAAGTTGCATTTGCTCCATCAATAGCTACATTACCAATGATGTGGCCATTAGCAACTACTACACCAACATTGGCTGCATCACCGCCTCCTCCAGCACCATATGTTCCAATGACATAAGGTCCATTTATATTAGATTCATGATTAATATAGTTTTGTATTTGAGTGTTTAAAGTGGATCCACTTAATATTGTTAATCTTTCTACTGTTTGATCTACAGTCTCTAATCTATTATATCCTGCATTTTCTACTCTAGCTAATAAATTGTTAGCATGTAATCTTACATCTGTTACTGTTGTGTTTCCATTTGTAGAGTTTGCTATTTTATCACTCGTGGTAATGATGCTATACATATTAGCAATCTCTATTTGAGTATTTGGAGCTGAGCCACTTGCATTTGATGCATCACCTATGGCTGTTACAACACCATTGGCTCCAGATACATCTGTTGAAATGCTTTGACCAACTGCAAAGAAATCATGAGCATTTGCTCCAAGAGTAACAATTGTATTACTTATTGCTTGTGCTGTACTGATAACATTACTAACTTCTATATGTTGATCGTTTACATTAATGTTTGTAAAGTCAGTGTTAGTTGAAAAACCAAAACCACCATTAGCTAATTGAAAGTCAATTAATCCTGTAGCATCTTTAACTGAAGTAACCCTTGCTTGTGCACCTTTACCAACATCTGCAGTAATGTTAAAAGTATCTCCTACTTTATTATTCTTACCACCTAAAGTAATAATTACATCTGATAATGAACCAACAACTACTGGCATATCATCTAATATACCACCTTCAGATACTTTACCTAATATCTCTCCTCTTATAAAGTTTCCTCTAAGATTTGATAATTGTACTATGTGAATACGTACACCGTTAATTAATTTTGTAGATATTGTTTCTACAAATGCTTTTGCACCACTTGTACTTCCAACTATTTCTAAACCTTCTAGTCCAGTTAACTTATCCATGTCTGGTGCATATACTTCAACGTATCTTGGTTTTCTAAATTCTGATGAACTAGGTTTTAAAACATCATCACTTGGGAATGTTACTTCTGATGCTTGGTCAAATATTATTCTAAAAAGTAATTGAATGGACCTTGGTGAACCTTTTGCTCTATAAAAGTCCATTATGTTTTTGATAGTTAATCTATCATCTGTTTTTATTAGTCCAGGTAAATCAGCTAGGAAAGTCTTTTTAAACTCATCTAAAAATTCATTGGTTGTGCTATCGATATCATGATATTCGAGTAAGTTACGACTATAATCGAGGCTTTTACCGGTCTGTTCGAGGTACTCATAATACGCTTCAAGGAATATTCTAAAGGTTTCGCCTTCTTCTGAATAGAAAGCCGGAAACTGTTCCTTGATAAACAACGATAGTTTATCTTCTATCTGTTGCATTATACCCTCTCTTGGATAACGGTAATGTCAGGTGTTTTGTTGTATGAAAGAATTATATTCTTAGTTGATGAAAGTGTTACGTCTACAGGAACAGCACTGACAGTAATACCATCACCTGCATATGCAGAAACTGTAATCTGATTGATAGTGACTTTACCTGTAGTGTAATCAACTGATCCAATATTGTTGTTTATAATTTCCAGCGTATTGTTTCCTTCCTGTACCACTTGAATTGTACCTGAACCATTATCTCTTAATGTACATCCATCTCTACCACCAAAGGTAAATGTTGTTGATGTAATACTTGATGTACCATCTACGAACACGCCATCAACATTTGGTAGTTCTTGGATTACTTCGTTGTTAAATTCTAAGACAAATGTACCTGAAGCTCCTAAAGTAGGTATAAATTTTTTCTGTAATAATACTTCTGTATCATTATTAAGTATTGCTGGATCCGAGTCATCGATAGCTCTTACTAATTTTGACTTTCTTAATTTAGTATTGAAAGCATTTATATTACCATCAGCAAAACTTTCTATAGCTGAAGTTACAATTGTCTTAATCTCGTTATCTGATTTAACAGTAACATTGGGATTATACCTTACTTTTGTTGAAACGTCAACAAATAAAAATACTGGATCTAAAACTTTTGGTCTTATTGATACTGGTGATCTTAATGATAAGAAATCTTCTATGTCTGCTTTTCTACTATTAGGTATACCATCTGCATTCTTTAAATCAACACTTACCATTACTTTTCCGAATTCAGGTGGATCTAATTCCTCTCCACCAAAGACATTCAATGATTCAATGTCATTAAATTCTTGTAATAGCAATGTTTTATAGTCGCTAACTGTTACTGTTCTATCTTGTACTGTGATTGATTTAGGAGCATTTATTCTAATTGACTCTTTATCTTCTGCAAATCCACCACCTGCTGCTGGTGCATTTGTTGTGATAGTTACTGTAGAATACCCCTGAATATCTCCTGTTAATGAAAAAACATTAGCAGAATCTGCGCTATTAGCACTAGATAGCCTGTATTTTGTTTCTATAACATTACCATGAGTTAACTGTCTACCTAATATATTATCACCAAATGCTATTTCAAATTTCTCTTCTTCTGCTGGTTGTAAGAAGTAAACATTACTTGTACCTGATAAACCAATAGTTGATAATGATTTTGTGTATGATGAATTAGTAGTATCTGATGTAGATGTTAATACTTTTACTACTAAGCTGTCTGTATCTATTTCTTTATTATTAAGTACAAACCTTTGACTTGTGTTTGAAGAATTAACTGTAAACAATTCTGTAATTATTTCACCTTCAAAGATATCTAAATTAGCAGCTATGTAATCACCATTAGCATCTGCTGATATAGTTCTACTTTCACTTGTTGTGAACGTATATGTATTAGAATCTACTTGAGTAGTAAATGCTGTGTATTGTGGTATTGTAATAGCTGGCGGATTGTTGTCTGGAAAAATTTGTACTTCAATTTCTGCTTTAGATGATGTATAAGATCCTGGTGTATAATTTAAAGTCTTTGCATGCGAAATAACACTATCTCTTAATTGTGCACTGTCAATAAATCCTTCTGCAGCAACCATATTAAGATAGAAGTTCTGCATATAAGTATTATATGCTAAGATATCTAACATTACATTTAAGTTAGATCCTGTAAAGTCATAGTCTTTAAACACAGACTGAGATGCAAAGTAAGTTTTAAGATTACTTTTAATGTCATCAAAGTTTATGTTTGCTACACTTAATGTACTATTTGCCGCCATTACCTTATTCTCTCTAATATCAGATCTAATTGTTCTACTGTACTACTATTTATCAAGCTAAAAAGAACGCTAACATTTAAGTTATTATTATCTGGATCTGCTGATACTTTTACATTCTCTACAATAGCTCTTGGTTCATATTGAGTAATTGTATCTGTTATTGTTGTTTTTACAAGAAGTATAGTCTGAGCACTAATGTTTTCAAACAATAAACTTCTTACTTTGCAACCCACATTTGGTTGCATTAATCTTTCACCTTTGTCAGTTAATATTAAATTTCTTACAGATTGCTTAACAGCATCGACATCAGTCTTCAAAGAAATGTCTTTCTTTACTGGATGTACTGCAAAACTAGTGTTAAAATCTGAAAATATAGCCATATACTTATTTAGCTGCCTCAATCAGATTAATGTTCTCTAATGCCCTAAGTTTTGTAAGTAAGTCTGCTTCTTTACTTATTGCAGCAAATTCAGTTAAAGTAAATGTTGTTGGTCTAATCTTTTGTGGATCAAACTGCAAATTGTTTTCTTTAAACTCAATTGCTGCTCCAGTTGCTTTATCATCTCTAGATGCTTTGATGTAGTCAAGTAGAGCAAGTGCTCTAAGTCTATCTTTATTTTTCTGTCCTCCAAGAAATCTGCTTCTGTTAAATCTTGTCGATACATCTTTATATTCTGCTTTGTATTCTGTAACATCATCTTGGAAAAGTTTTTTGTACTTGTCTGATATCTCTTGTCTTTTTGGATCTGCTTCTATAACATCTATGTTTTTAGCTTCTTTAACTTTTTCGTTATTGTCAGCATCTGCAGGTGGATCTGGTTCATTCTTTTTAGTAGGTTCATCTATCTCTTTAGCTTCTTCTGACGGTACCTTTGTTTCAACACCTTTCTTAATTTCTTTTCCATCTGCATCTATTTCTACATTAGGTACTGCAGTACAAATAGAATCAGCAATCCCTTTTAGATCGAATCCAGGTTTAGTTAAACTAGGCAATAAACCTAAAGCATCTTTTACTGCACTTGAGTCACCTGAACCAATATTTTGTAATACAGAACTAACACTATCTAGTGATGGAGTCTTTCCAGATGCAATATCCTGTCCAGTTATTCTAGCAGTAGTTAATGCATCTTGTTTTATTTTATCAAACTTTTTCTTTTCGACATTTATCTTTTCTGGATCAATACCAACGTCACCTAACATGACATCAATATCAACTCCTGGAAACTTTTCTTTTATCTCATCAAGTTTTTGTAATACAACACCTGGATCACCTGAAGCAAGACCTCCAACTAAAGCAGTCATGTCTCCTTGAAGTGATCCTACTGGATCAGGAATCTTAGGAACTGCTGCTTCTATGTCAGCTGCTATTCCGTCTGTGAGACCTTCTAAACTCGATTTTAAGCCAGAGATACCATCAGCTATGCCTCCTGCTGCATCTCCAACAATACTGTTCTGTACAGAGTCCATAGCACTGTTAATGCCATCATCTAGCTTTTGAGTTAAATCTGATAGTCCACATTCCTTAGCCATTATGTTCCACTAACAGGTGCGTTAGTGTCTCCTTGTGATGTTGCATCAGCTCCAGTATTAGGTTGTGAATGCTTATGTGAATGTAATGTAACATTTGTATCTGTAATGTTACCAGATACTACATCTATGGATCCATTGTTGTAATCTATTGTACCTGTTGTTGCATCAATGTCCATAGTTGGTGCTGTAATTTTTTGAGTGGCTTCACTCTCTACTGTTTGATTACCAACTGATTTAAGTTTCATTGTTGCTTCAGCAGCAATGTTTAAATTATCTCCAGCAGCAATGTTAACATTCTTTGCACCAAGCTGTGTATAATCATTTGCTAGAATATGTGTAGACTTATTCAAGTTAGTTCTTTTTTCTTGACCTGTAACGGTCTTTGTAAAGAATCCTTTTATACTCTCAACAAAATTTCCTACAGTTGTTAATGTTACATTCTTACTTACTCTTTCAGACTTGTTACCATTTATCTGTGTCGCTTTGTCCGATAGGATCTCTTTTGATTCATTGCCCTGTACCTTCTTAATGTAATCGCCCCTAACAGATAAGAAATAATCACCATCT